TTGGAATGTACTTGTGCTGAATTGGGTTCACACGGCGTGAAGACTCTACATCCACGAAGTTGATGACACTGAACTTGCAACCCTTGGGCAGTTTGCCGGCCTTTTTGTTAATGCAATAATGATAGTAGAGTTTTTGTCCAAGTGTCGGCCATTTGTAATCATATACAACCATAGCAAAACCCTTGGCAGAGTGTTGTCGGATGAATGGCTCGATGACAGAAAACGTCTTACCTGAGCCAGGAGTTCCCACGACCCATGTCCCCCGGAACGGATTATGGACGGACACGACTCCCTTTCTGAATTTACCCTTGTAGAAAGTTTCGTTTGAGAATGGTGGGATAACAAAGGAAGATAAAGGCAAGCAAAGTAGCTGTGTATCAATATGTAACAGATTTTAGCAGTTTTGATTTGTTTAGCCAATTATCATTAAAAGTGCTATGTTTTTTGTGTTTCTGTTTCTCTTTCGTTTCTCCGTTTAATAAAAACGGCATATCTTTGTCAGCGATTTTAAGTCACTGATAGTCAGTAGATAACAAAAGAAAACAAATATAAACAAAGAAACAAAAACAATAAGAAACATGGGAAGACCAAAGAAACAAATCAAGATTAAGGAGCCTGTAAGGCTTCGTGAGAAGGAACTGAAGGATGGCAACAAGAGCCTGTATCTCGACATCTATTATAAAGGTGTGCGAAAGTATGAGTATCTGCGCCTGTATGTCACACCAGAGCGCACACCGCTCGACAAGGCTCATAACCGCCGTGTACGTGAGATTGCCGAGCAGGTGAAGGCAGAGCGAGTACTGGCTCTTCAAAACAAAGGCATCAGCAAGTGGCAGGAAATTCGTAAGGCGAGTATGCCGCTCACAGAGTGGCTGACCATTGAAGAGGAGCAGCCAGCACTGGGCATCAAGACAGCTACTGTGAAGACCCGTCGTGAGGCGCACAAGGTGGTGGACGAGTTTTTGGAAAGTATCGGCAGACCGAATCTCGGACTTGACGAGATAGACCGCGACTTCTGCCGACAGTTCATCAGCTTTCTGCTGACGGTGAAGAATCATCGCACCAAGGATGAGCGTGAACTCACCTCGTCAACTAGACACAACTATCAGAAGGTGCTCATTGCCGCACTCAACCACGCAGTGCGTGAGGGTATCATGCCTCACAACCCATTCAAGCAGATACCATGCAGCGAGAGAATTGAGGCGAAGGAAGAGGAGCGGGAGTTCCTGACCATTGAAGAGCAGAAGAAGCTCTTCGTCACACCATGTTCTCGTGAGGATGTGCGTGTAGCCTTTATGTTCTCGTGTCTTACAGGACTGCGCATGAGCGATGTGCTGGCACTCTGTCCGAAGCATATCAAGACCTCACCTGATGGAAAGTCGCAGTACATAGAGATAGAGCAGGAGAAGACTGAGGAGAAAGTGGTGGTGCCATTGCTGCCAGAGGCAAAGAAGTACCTGTCGGAAGACAAGAGCTATGATGAGCCTTATTTCACCATGCCGTCAAAGGCGGCTATCAGCAGATGTCTTGTGAAGTGGACTGAGGCTGCAGGCATCGACAAACATATCACATTCCACAGCGCAAGGCACACCTTCGCTACCACACTGCTCACCCTCGGCAGTGACCTCTACACAGTGAGTAAGCTGCTCGGGCATAAGAACATTCAGACCACCGAAATCTATGCGAAGGTGGTTGACAGTAAGAAAGTTGAGTCAGTGGCTCGTCTTGATAATCTATTCCAAAATCTGTGAAAGCTATGAAGGTAACAATACGCACAAAGGAATTGAAGAACGGCAACCATAGCATCTATCTTGATGTCTATGACAAGGGTAAGCGCAAGTATGAGTACCTGCGACTTTACCTTGTGCCAGAGGTGGATGACAACACCAAGCGCAGGAACAAGAACGCCATGAAGAAGGCTCAGGAGATAAGGTCGCAGTATGTGCTGGGCACAAGCGAGCTGCTGAAGCCTGAAGTAAAGCTGGACAAGACAACTGCGCTGCAAGACTGGCTCTGTGAATACGTGCGTCGCCTGCAAGAGGAACGCAATGTGTCGGAGGCTACAAGATGGCAAGCTGAGTTTGTCAAGACAATTATTGAGGATTATCTTGCAAAGGTCAGGAAGAAGAACATCAAGATATCAGACTTCGGCAGGGCGGAAATGGTTGGACTATTGAAGTATCTCAATGAATTTGAGGGGGAAAGGTGTAAGCATTACTCGCCCAACACCCTCAAGACCTGTCAGCAACGGATAGTGGCAATATTCAATGCTGCCATTCATGAGGGATTGATAGTCAATAATCCCATCACGCTGCTGTCCGACAAAGAAGTGTTCAGTAAGGTTGCAAGCACAAAGCAGCCTCTGACAATAGAAGAGCTGGAGCGTATCGTGGCGGTGGATGCCAAATATCCTATCATCAGAGACGCTTTCCTCTTTGCCTGTCTCACAGGGCTTCGCATCAGTGATATACGCTCATTGAAGTGGAGCGACATACATGATGTGGCAGGTCGTCCTACCATTGTCAAGACCCAGGTGAAGACGAACGGTGTGGTGTCCGTGCCTATCTGCGACACCGCTCTCCGCTACATGCCCACACACAAATGGGATGAGTATGTCTTCCATCTTCCGTGCAAGACCTGCATACGTCAGGAAATAATACGGATAGCCAAAGCGGCTGACATTCAGAAGCCCATGAGTTTCCACACCTCTCGCCATACCTTTGCATCCCTTATGGTTTCTGCTGGCGAAGATATAAAAACGGTTAGCACACTGTTGGGCCATCAGAGCGTGGACACAACAGCCATCTATGCCGATGTGGAAATGAAAAGTAAGGAGGCAGCAATGAGTGGGCTGTCTATTTTGTTTTAAATTAAAGAATTTAGTTGAATTGACAAGATGCTTTTAAATGTGGTGTGAAAACATATGCAAAATAACAAAATGACGCATAATGTGCTTATTTTGTGTTGTTTTGTTAAATTTTATAGTGCAACCCTTTGTTAGTTGAGATTAATTTAGTAATTTTGCAACAAATTATTGTATTTAAATGAAAGATGCTGACATCATATTAAATTGGCTACCGCCTGCAAATGAATATTTTTCATCTGCAGCAATGTCTGTATTGCAAAATTTTATGAACAAGAACGGCATTAGGTCAAAAGTCATTTATTGGAATCTATACTTAAAGAAATCTTTGTCAACTTTTTACAGACAAGAGGCTAACAAAACCGATTTGTCTGTATTGGCTTTGTTTAATATCAGTTTAGCCTTGGATCTGCATGATACTGTGGTATTTAACAGATATAAGGCTTTGCTTATGGATAAACAACCCTCAAAAGTTTTTTTGAATACTGATGTTGACCAATATTTATTGTCATGTATAACAAAACTACACAATGACATAGATTCTATATTTAAAACATTTAAGTTTCAAGAATGCAATTTATTCGGATTTTCCTTGAAATTATATCAGTGGATACCTGCTGTTGTGATTGCAAGGAAAATTAAGAATTATAATAAAAATGCAAAGATAATTGTTGGTGGAATCACTAGCAAGAAGGAAGCTCTTGCTTTTCTCGATAATTTTGAATGCTTTGATTATGCTATTTGGGGAGAAGGGGAGCAGAGTTTGTTGGATATTGTGAAAGCTATAAAGAATGGCAAGGATATTAGTAATATACCACATTTGGCATTTCGCTTTAAAGGAAAAGTTGTTGCCAATATGGCCGTTTTTAACTATACAAACTTGACTTCAGAAGAAAACGTTGATTTTGATGATTTGGTAGAGGCACTAAATGTTTCAAAAGTGTCTTCGGCTGAAATACAAATAATGGTTGAGGCTGGTAGAGGTTGTCATTGGCAAAGATGTCGTTTTTGCTTTCTAAATGATGGCTATCGTTTTAGGCAGAAGGATCCAGAAGCAGTTGTTCGTGAGCTTCGACAAATTATAGATAAATACCATTTCTTCACATTTAATTTCACAGATAATGATATTGTAGGAGGTAACATTAAACAATTTCACTATTTGTTAGACAAACTTGCGCTTCTTAAAAAGCAATATCCAAAGTTTAAAATAGGAATGGCGGAAATCATAACTCGTGGCTTGTCTAGAGAAGATTTTCGCAAAATGGCTATTGCTGGCTTTGAAAACATCCAAATAGGGTATGAATCTCCAAGCGATTCCATTTTGCATAAGATCAACAAATCAAATTCCTTTGCATCAAATCTTATGGCAATGAAATGGTGTAAAGAATATCAGATTAAAATTTCCGGACTCAATATAATAAGAGGTCTTTTAGAAGAAACGGACGAAGATATATTAGAAGCGATAACAAATCTTAAATATGAGAGATTCTTAATTGATGGTAAAAGTATTTATCATGAATATACAGATTTGGCAATTTCTGAAATGTCACGATATTTTAAATCAGTTAAGGATTCAAAAGAGCTCTGTTATTATAAATCTCCTTTAAGGGATTTTATACCCTTTAACCTGTTTTCACGTGAAAACGAGTTCCTGTTGTTATCTGCCAATAAAAATGAACACAATATTCTTTGGGATATATATCATAATATTGACATAAATATTGTGAAAAACCATTTGAATACACCTTTGATAAAGGACAAACGAGAGTATCTATTCAGGAGACTCACGCTGGG